CTACTCATAATTCAAACCTCCTTTGTTCGTTAGTGCGGTGTATTCAATCTGCAAACGTGCGACTAATTCGGTTTGTTTATCCCACTCGTTGAGTGCTGCGGTGCATTCTTTGTATGCTTCATCAGTTTCGTACAAGTAACGTCTATTCAATGCTGCGGTGTGGTTTCTTTGACATTCAAATAATCGGTTCTTTTGCCTCTGTAATTCTCGGTATTCTATTGATATTTCTCTCATATTATTTTAGTTATTAGTGGGAATGATTCGTTTACTTTAAATTCGTTTATTCTCTCTTGAGTTTCTTCCATTAGTTTATCTAAGTACTTTCTCGCATCTGATTCTTTTACAAATAAAGTTCTGTCGATTACATCTGCCCTTCCGTTATGGTGGCTGTGGCATACTTCAAATAGTTTCTTTTCAAGTAGTAATTGCAATCTAAACCCATTTGCACCTATTGAGGTCTGCTCTATTGTTTTGATATGTCGTGTTCTTGGCATTATGGTTCTATTATTATTGGTTGACCACCCATGTTTAAGTATGCTTGGCAAATTTCTTCTAATGACATATCGTTCAAATCATACATTACTGGTATCTCTTTATGTTCCGGTATTCCAAAGTCGCAGGTGTCAATTAATGCGGTATCTTTGTATTCGCTAACCATTGTTAATACTTCATCATAGTTTAGGATTGAATTGAAGATAAAATTAGATTGCTTAGGTGTGTAATGTACCTCAATGATATGTCCTAATGTATCATGTATTGTGCTTACTGCGTACTCAACTGAAAATCCATAAGTTCGGCTAATGTTTATTGCTGCTAATAACTTGTCAAAATCTGACTTGTCAAGTTTTAACTCAAAGCTATGTCTCCACATTTTTCTGATAAACCAATCCATTTTGTCAGGTGCGCGCTTCAATAAACTTGCGTATATATCTGAATACATCTTTCGGGCTGTTTCAACTTCATACAGTACAATTATCATATCAGTTGCAATATTGAATAGTGAACGATAGTTAATTGATGCAAATGTTTCTTCTCTGTCTAATTGCTCTTGGAAGTTACGGATAAGACATTCTTTAGTAGTTTGGTTCGTGTTCATTTTAGTTTAGATTTAAAGTTTGGTATGAATTGATTTGATTTAATTTAATTGTGAGTTCTTTTAGCAGCCTATTCGCTTGATATACCTTGCAGAAGGTGTTGTCATCTATTGCAATGTTTCGCAGCCTCTGAACCCTCTCATAACGTGCAAGGATAGTGTTTGATTTTGATTTGTTCTGCATGGTCGTTACTTGTTCGCCATACATCATTCTCCTTAGTAGTTTTTCCATTTGTTTAGTGTTCGATTAGTTGGTTAATTTTGATTTCTTTGGTTAATGGTTCGGTATAGTTTGCGTGTTTTTTAAAGTAGCTTAGGAAACTATCTGTTGTCAATTTAGGGCTGTTAGATGTTGCCCACCTTTGAATGGTTCTCTCATTGCAGCCTAAATCTAAACTTAACTTTATTCGTAAGTTGTAATCGGTGGCTAACTGGTCTCGGTTCTTTTTTGTCATTTCTGTTCTTGTCATATTAGTGTTGTATTTTATTTAATCTTGCTGTGCTTGCATCATAGTTGAGTGTGCATAGGTCTTTACTCAATCCATCACGCCAAGATGTATTGTCATCTATGTTTTTGATTGCTTTCCACGCTGCTCTCATAGCTTGCTTTGCTTCGCCGATTGTGTCATAGCATACATAAAAAGAGTTGAACATTCCATCTTCTTTTTGAGTGTAATTACTTAATGCGTGCAATAATCTAAAATTTCCTCCGATTTGTCCTGTGATGTGAATTTGTGCTTTCATTTTGTTTTGATTAGTTGGTTAATAATTATTAATGCAGTTGGTTGGATGCTGCTCCCCTTTTGATTATTTAATTTGCGTATTTTAAAACCTTATTGAAATTATCAAAAAATCTTCTTTGCATTTCTTGGTTTACGTTATCAAAACATATTTCTCTGCAAAAATCTTGAATAACATTAGATTGAGTAGTAAAACCTGCTTTGAATACCATTCCATTAATAGTGAATTTAATATCTTGGTTAAATCCGTTAATATCAACTATTGAATGAGTGATATTCATTTTGTTTAGTTTAGTGATTAAGTTAGTAGTTGTCATATTTGTTTCGTTTATCTGAGTTCAAATGTCGGAGTATTATACGACATTGCAAAACATTTAATGAAAATAAATCATAACTTGCTATAAATCAAGGTAATATTTTTTATACTAAACGTAAAAAAAGCCCCAAAATGTAACTTTTGAGGCTATTCATCTGTTCGGTATTTCCGAACTATTCACTCTTTTTGTGCGGTTTTAGTAGATATAATCCTAAAAATAAAGCTAAAAACCCAATGACTGCCAACCAATCCCTTGCTTTTATGTACAAAGTCTCCCACCATTCTAATTTTTTAATCTTTGTTGGCACTTGCACCTGTACTAATTTTGTCTTATATATAGTATCTGACTTGCATTCGCCTTGTATGAATATCTTTTCGCCTATCTTTTTATAGCGAATTTCTAAACGGTCTTTGATTATAGTGAATGAATCAATGGTTGCATTGAAGAATGTATCTAATTTGATTGCTTTAATAACTATTGTATCGTGAACTAATACTGAATATGGAATACTATCTGTTATGCAGAACTTCTCTAAGGCTCGTTTCTTAGTGTATAGGCAGCCCGATAATAACCAAGTGATACAAACTATTGATATTAATTTTTTCATGCAGCAAATCTAATATTTATTATCATTTAAACATAGTAAGTCCATTATACCCGAAGGAGTGGAATAACCTTTAAAGTAAAAAGGTAAACATAGCAATATAAAGACTTCCGTACCCAACCAATTATTATTTATTCAACCTATTTAAAGGTATGGTTTTTTCGTTAAGTTTGATTTAGGAGGCATTGCTGCTTTCGGGTGCGTGTTGCTTGGATGAGCATGGCACGACTTATATTATCAAACCCCTTTATACTACTGATTGATTTTTGTTCAACAAGTCCAATCCATACAACTTATTAGGCATAAAAAAAGCCCTCAATGTCGCACTTGAAGACTAATTTTATATCCTATCTACCCGAAAGTAATATTTTTAATATCTTTAGTTAAGTGCGACCTTAACAACACTTCAAAAGTCGGATTTAATTTTAACATAAAAAAATAATTTTTAAAATAAAAAAAGCCCCGATTTACTCGAGGCTCTTTAACCAAATAATTAAATCAAATGAAAAACGAAAACTACTGTTGCAAATATACTAAACTTTTAAACCTAAAAAATTTTTCCTTCTATAATTGATTTTTGATAAAATTTATAATCCCCATTTTGACTTAACTCTAAATATCCAAATCCATGTGTCCACATATTAACGGGCAGATAGGTCGGGAATAAATCGCAAAGGCAGCCGATAGAATAACACGAATAAGGGTGTTCATCCAAATTCTTTCCCATGTCTTTTGTTTCTCTATGGAAATGCGATGTGACTGCGCTTTTATTTAACTTCAATCTTAATGAACGTGCAGGATTTACACCGCCTGAAGTTAATCCAGTTTCGTGACCATGAAATATGGCTAACTTACCTGCATAGATATATTGAGTTGAATCTACTTTGATAATGTTTAAGTCTTGAAGTTTTAAAAGTTCATGCAGTTTTATAAATTCAATGTCATATACCTCTGGTGCTTTCTGCATGATATACTTGTCGTATCTTAAATCATGGTTGCCATAACTCCACACTATTAATGCTTTTGGGAACATAGCCCTAAGACCTTTTAAGAATACCCTTGTGCAGTCTATTTCGTATTTAACTGACCTTTTCCTCATATCCTTTTCATGTCTTGAAATAGTCGCAAAATCAATTAAATCACCATTGATGATAATAGTATCTACTTGTTGTTCTAATCCATATCCTAACGCTGCGAAAACTGCATCGTCATTGTGGTAAGGAATGTGCAGGTCACTTATTATTAATATTTTCTTACTTGCTTTTGGTAGTGTGTACGGTTGTATTCTTTCGCTCTCGCCTTTTGGCAAATCTTTTTTTAGTGCTTCAAATTCTTTCCTAAATTCAAGATGATTTTCTTTTCTTGCTTTATCACCATGAACACCTTTTAAAGCCCTTATGTGGCTTCTTACTTGTTCAAGGTCTTTGTAAACACTTTTATTTTCAGCATAAATCTTCTTTGCTAAAGTCATATTCGCAGTGTTTGGAAATTTTAATAAATATTCCTTTGCAATATCGGATTTAATAGTTGGTTGACCTGCCATCTATAAGTGGAATAATTGTGCCTCTGCTTTTCTACGATTAACTAAACCTTGTAATACCTTACCGCCACCAGTTGTATAGTGTGTTTCCCACCATTGTTTAAGGTCCTTAGACTTACTATTAACTAACTTAAATAAGGTTTCAGACTTTCCGCAATTCCACGCAAAAGAAACTAAGGCATCAAATTGATACTGCGTTAAATCTATTTTTATATTCTTATTTACTATTGCTTCGAATTGTGGCAATAAATCCATTAATAATTCTTCCGCTTGTTGCTGTGTTATTTTATCACCTAACTTTATTTTACTGCCATCTTTGTAAAAGGTGTTCCCATAACCAATTGTGACTAATCCAGCAGGACAAGTATAAGCAGTTAATTTGCAGCCCTCATATTTTTTGATTAATCCAAGTCCTTTAAGTCCTATCTTCATTGCTAAATAAGTTTGTTAGTTCATCTATAACTGCACCTCCGACTAATATCCAAAAAGCTATCTTTTCGTTGCCATTCACATAAGCAGAAACCGAGATGGTCGCTAATATTGACTTGATAGCTAATAGCCATCTTTTGACATTCTTAGGTGTAGGCTCAAAGTAGTTTCTAAGTGATAATCTTTTCATCTCAATTCCTTAAAGGTTTGTTCAAATCCAAATGACTTAACAAAAAAATAAGTTATGATTACACAAAGGATAGTACTAATAAAGCTATGTAGTATCTCATCATAAGAATAACTCAAACACACGCAAGCTAAACTATCAAATAATAACTCTACTAATTTAATTCGATGACCACCATCATTTGGAAATGTATTCTCCCAATATCCAATTTTATTTTGAGTGAATCTCGCATAACTCCACCATTCACTATAACCATGTTTCTCATATAATGAATCAAACAAAACAATACACTCAAATAAGGCTCTGCAATACCCACTTATCAAAGCGAATATTACACCCAAAATCATGTAGTCGAACTCAATCATTTTTTTAACCCCTTTTCAAAGTCATCTATTGACTTATCGGTTATCATTTTTATAATCCAATTACAAAACCTAAATAACCAATATATGATTGTACAAATTGAAGCTATGGAGGCAAATAAAAAGTTGTGTTTCTCAAGTAAGGCTATGAAGCCAAGTACTGAAACGAATATATCTAAAAATCTATGAGGCATCTTCTTTTGGTTTAATGTAATCTATTTTAGTTAGTGCTAATAGTTGTTGTCGTATTTCAATGAAGTCATCATCTGTTAAAACTTCAAGTCCAATAATGTTGTTATCGTTGCCATCTTTTACAAATCTGATTTCAGCACCATTCGCATAACTACCTGTTAACTCTGATACTTGTTTTGTTGTTCCTTTTAATACTTTCATTATGATATTCCTAATGCTGCTAATGTGTTGTTAATTGCTGTCAAGACTGTGTTTGTGAAAATTAAACCATTTCCTGCAAACATATAATAGTGTGGCTTGTCATCAAATGAGTTCGCTGTTCCGTCTTGGTTTCTCGCTAATTCAAATATTTTTAAATTTGGTATTGCTACTGACGCTGTGTTTGCGTATAAGAAATTAGTGTTTATAATACTTGCTTTACAATTATTTCCACTTGCTGCGCTTCTTTGTGCTGCGTGTAATACAATCGAATTAAATACTACGTTTGTGTTATTCAGGTCTGTTGTATCATTTACAATCGCATCAATAGCAGGATTAACCAATCTAAAAATAGCAAGGTTACACGCTGTTCCAGTTGTTTGTCTTGCTCCAAAACTTTGCGTTTGTGGTATGTTTGAATATTTTGCACCATAGCCAATAGTTGAGCTGTTTAATACTGCCAATGTACCTCCCAAACTTGGGTTATAATTCAAATCTAAATATGATGTCAATCCATTGCCTGTGTATCCTGTTGAATTATCCCATGTTGGACTATTCACAGGATTTATATGATAATTATTTGAAACCATGTTAGTCCTTGCAGCAACAGCATTTCCTACCCCTGCATACAAGTGAAACTTGTCAAGCTTTGCCCAATCTCCACTTGCAACTAAAGGCAATATCAAATTAGTGTCAATGATTGCCAATACAGCATCGCTAATACTGCCACCATTTGCAATTACATTTGTTCTATAAGTTTGCGCCTCTTGACTTAATCCGCTGCTATGAACAAATGGAAGTCCTATCGCTATCGTTGGAAAATTAGCCATTATTGATACTCAATTACTGAACCACTCGACAATGTATAAGCAGTTATATTAAAGTTAGGATTAGTAGGCAAGTATGTTCCTGCTTTAATCGTTACACCTGTTAAATTTTTTGTAGTCATTTGATTAACTCCATTTATTGCAAATGCTGTGAAAACACAATCAGTCATTACAACTATGCTCTCAACTGCTAACCCTGTTCTTGCGGATGTTCCTGCGTTCACATAGAACCCACCCATTCCGCTAATCTTCTCTAATGCTGTACTCATAATATTATATATAAATTTTTGTTTAAATTGTTGGTACTTGACATCTGTCGTTTAATTCCATTAAATCAAGTGCTATATCTAACTTCCATCCATTCACTACATCGGGAAAGCCTTCACGAACTTGTCCGAAGTTTACATCATATCTCACATTGAAATAATCTTGATAAATTGGGTCACTCAATTCTGCGATTAAATCACGACCTATGCTTAACGTATCGCTCAATACATCTATCTCATTACTATTGTCTGCTCGTTGAATGTCTAAAACGTATAATGACAAATTCATAGTAAACATTCGCTCACTCATTTGGCTATCGTTTATATCGCACCAAACCATCGTGTATTGTTCCTGCTCACTTGCGCTTATATCTGTAATAGAACCAAAAACAAAACTATTTATTTGTAGATGATTGTTGCAGATTGTTCTTATTATGTTTAGGACTTGGTTTAGTGTTATGAACTTCATTTTGTTGCTTTATAAATGCTTGTAATTTCTCGATGTTTGTCTTATTGATTCCTTTGTTCATTAGCAGAATGTGCAACCTCTTCCAGTTACACTTGGACTTGTTTCTAAATCAGTAAAATTGTATTGACCCATGCAACAGCTATTATCATCTAATAGCATACCACTTGTGTAATTAGATTGCTTTGCGTAAATCGTAGCTAAGTCTGAATTAGGTTGGTTTAAAAACAAAGGATAAGTAGTTTGATTTGCGTATAAATATTTAGTTAATCTTTCAGCATACCACTCCGCCTTATTCTTTGCCCTATCCATTACCATAGTTAGTTCATCAATGCTTGCAGGCTGCATATTATCTGCGTTCTGTACCCCTACTGCCTTGTTGAAATACTTGTAATTAATATTCAAAGGCAGTTCATATCTAACATACCAAATCATTGCAGGTGTGATATAAGTATCAAGTAATAATTTATATGAATTACTCAATGTTCCTGCTATAATCTTTGTCACAAAATCATTGTACAATGCTGTTCCTAATATCGGTAAAATATAAAACGACTGCACATCAATTATCGTTGGTGTTACTACCTTCATATCTACATTATCTTGCAAGATTGATTCTTGTTTCAATGTTGCTTCGCTTAAAAATATTGCCTTTGCCATTTATTTAATTCTTTTTATAAGAGATTGTTCCCAAATATGCCTACAAAAAGGCAAGTTTACATCTTGTTTAGGGTCGTGATACCATCCACCTCTGCGCCTGAAAGCATCATAGTTAGGTATTCCATATATCGCCCCTAATTCTTGACCAATTTTATCAATATCATCCTTTGAAAAATAACGTGGATTTGCCATCATTGCTTCACAGAAAGGTCTACTTGTTCCACCTTTAACTAATGCAGGCGCATCGGGTCTTAAAACGTATCTATAACGTATGTATAATTCTTGAAAACTTGGTACTACTTTTCTTTCGCCTGACCTTGTTAAACTTATCTTGCCTTCGCTGTCTAAGTCAATCAAACCTTCATCTCCTAATGCTGTCAAACTTTCAATAATTGAGGTCTTATCTGTCTTTAAAATCTTAGTTAAATCTTCAATGGTTATATTAGGTGTTTTCTGAATTAAATCTAACACTCCATTGTCTTGTTTGCTCAATGCAAATTGCTGCGTACTAAACATAAATTTTTTATGCTTAATGCTTACAAAATTCTCAATAGGCTCACCGTACTTTGAAAAGATACTAAAGTCCAAATCATCATCTGCTATTTCATCGTGTTCACACTTTGAGAATTGCGCAGGACTATCAGTTGGTAGTATTGCATCGGCTGCTAATGGTGGTTTGTTTACTATTCCCCTTATCTCATCTTGACTTAATGATGCTAATACCTTATTCGCTACTAATGGACTTAATGAATTTAAAGCATCGCTAATAGTTGAATTAACATTAGTTTGAATGTCTAATGGTTTTCTACCTATAATTTCTCGCATCTCATCCTTAGTTAGAATGGTCATTAAAGTCTGCTCGCTAAAACTTGGCATTATTGGTTCTAATGCTTTTATTTTTAGCTTTCCTTTTACCGGAGAGAATAGATTATAAATTTCTTCTTGTACTCTTTGCTTTGGATTAACGTATGTGTTAGCAAATAAATTGTAAGCATCAACCATTTCGTTGCGCCCACCTAATTGCCCCTCTACTCTCACACCAAATAACATTGGTGATGTAATCTTATGTCCAACAAATATTTCTTGTTGTATCGTGTCGTTTAACGCTTCGTACTTCTTATCAAAGTCTCCTGCTGCAAGGTCTAATATTTCGGGTACTCTTTGAGGGTCATCAACGAAATCAATTACTATACTACCTGCGTTGTCTGTTGGTGTGAACTTAGCTTTTAACTTGCGTTCAGTTGACTTCATTTCTTCATCACTTGGTACACCATTCTTGAACACAATCATTTTAGAACCTTTGAAACTATTTTGAATTTCGGCTCTATGAAAATTAGCTATTTCAGCATCAGTAATAATTGCAGGAATTGCACCAATGTACTCGGGTAATGTATAAGTATTGATATTAGGTCTATACGATTTGTAATAATAGATACTTTCACTTGGTAGCTTCTTTAAACTTGGGTCGAATGGTGGCAAGGTTTTGTATTCATCTTCTTTGATATTTGTATTTTCGCCACCTTCGCTATTCAACCATTTATCACTTATATAAAATTCGCTGTTATCTTCTGTGCTTCGAACATCACAATAATTAACGTGACAAATTTCTGAAATTCCACCTTTTTTGTCGCTTACAATTTTAAGATAACAACCTCCAAATATTTCACAATCTAAGTCTGTCTTATTAAGTAAGTCTTTTAATGTTTCGTATGGATTAGGATTATCTATAAATGATTTCAATGCAACTACTTCTTCTCCTTCCATTCCCAATTCATCAAACATCCAACCTTGACCAGTTATGTATTGCTGCTTGCTTGTTAATATTGCGTTATGCTTTGCGCTTCGGTTGAATAATGTAAGTAAAAAGTTAGGGTAGTTATTATTCTCTCCATACTTAACATACTTTAATCTTTGCGAAGACTTAGGCTCAACAAATGTCGGTACTTTATCATTCGTAAATTTAAGCACCATTACACTCGGATTATATTCTTTTTTATCTGTCATTATTGCGGTGTGTAAACAAAGGTAGTTGAATCGGCTGGATTATATTCTGTATTATTTTGAGCAGTTGGAATGTACCAAAGTAATCCAGTTTCTAATTGATATATTGTGCTGCCTGCTACTTCTTTTGCATCACTCAAATCATCATATTGTTCTGTTGTTAGTTCAGTTTCATATATAACGTAAGTATAAAAACCACTATAAGGTAAGTATAAATTTTTATCTAAACCTTTCATTACATTATTAGGGTCTAAAAATATAAGAAACACATTGTACCTTTCTTTATATTGACTCTCGTCATCAAATATAATACAATATGAAATATCGTTTGTTACTTGGTTTGTACATTCAAGTAAATAATATGGACTTGTTCCGACTTTATTCTCGGTTAAAGTCACATAAATATTTTGAGCCTCCTCTTGTGTAATTCTTATCACTACTTATATATATAACTCGTGTGAAATTTTGCTAAAAAAAAACCACCTCAATAAATGAAGTGGTTTTAAGTTTATAAAAAAAATAAGTAATTAAGATTGTAATCCTGCGATAATACTCGAACTAACTTCGTTTGCTAATGCTTTCTCCATTCCTGTAAAGGTTAGGATATAACCATTAAATTCATTCATCGCTGCTCCACTCGCTGCGCTACCTGCGGTTACTTCAACCCCATTCTCTTTGCCAAATAAAAAGTATTGACCTGATTTAGTTTCTACTATAACTGAACATCTGTTTTGAATCAAAGTCTGTAATTGAAATTGAGTTACATAAGCCAACTTGGTAAAGTTAGTGTTTATGGTTTGCTCAAATGCAACCGTACCCAATGCTGCATCAGCCATTATGTTTTGGGTAAAATCATTTTTGGCTCTCGGCAACAAAGCATACTTGTAAAACTTTGTTCCTGCTGTTTTTGTAATCGCTGTCACAAATCCACTTGCATTTTCTGTTACTGCTGTAACATTTGCAAGTTCTGTAATGTAAATATTTTTGATACCTCCTACTGCATCTTTGCAGTCTAAGGCATATGAACTAACTATTGCACATGGCATATTTTGTTTTCTCCTTTTAAGTTTAAAAAGGGGGCTATAAACCCCCTTAAATTATAATGTGAATCTTACTACCTCTGTTGGTTGTGAAATTTGAGTTCCTAATTTGAACTTCATTCTCATGAATACTGAATCGTAATCTTGAGAGTACCACATTTTCATTTCATCTTCTTCACTTTCTAAGTCACAACCTAAGAACATATTTGAAGTTCTTAATGCGTATGCCTTATTAGTTCCATTCAATCCTGGTACTGGTACAATCTTTACGTTTGTTCCCATTAAGTAATACTCGCCTGTTGCATCTGTGTTAATGTAGTTATTTACATTGAATGCTGCATTTGAATTAACTAATGCACTTTGGTACAATCTTGACCAGTCTTGACCTACGAATATTCTTAAATCTTCTTTGTCTAAAATTGCAGCAGGGATAGCTTGATAAATACCTTGCATTACTGATATAATGTTTGATACGGTTATTGCTGTTACAGGTGACATGAATGCTGATGCGTTTGCATCTATCTTGCCTGTTGATGCTCTGATAACTTCAATCAAACCATCAAATTTGTTTGTATAATCAACCGCAGTTCCATTCAATACTGATTGCCATAATGCGATTTCTACTTTCTCGCCCTGTGAACCTAAAATAAAGTTTATAAATGCCTCATCAATTCCACCCGGTAACGATTCATAGTTTGAACCTGGTGATAATAAAAGCTGTGTGTACTTAGCCTCAAGTGTAGCTATACACCATGACTTTTCAATTTTAACTTTACCTACTGTTAAGTTTCTTGCAGAGATTGTCGTATCTCCCGATGCTGATAAAAGTCCACAAGTTCCACCTGCACCCCAATAGAAGTCATCGGTTAATGAAGGTACTTGAATTGTTGATTTTACTCCTGTTAATTTCTGCATATAAGTTGCAGTCTTTGGAGTGAAGAAAGACTTAATGATGAGCATCTGCTCATTGGTCTTTACATAATTGTCTAAATTTGGTAATGCGAATGCCATAATTTTTTTTTATTTATTTATTTTGTGATTTTTTAAATTCCATGAATAAGTCAATCGCTGATTTTGCAGGCTTGTCTTTTTTAAATAATAAGTTTTTTGGTGCAGGTGTACTAACACTTGGCTCGGTTGCAATCTCTCCAACTAATTCAACTACTTTGCTGAACTTGCTTTCAACATCAACCTTTGAATCTGCAATTACTTTGCTTAATTCTGCAAATGAATTTTCTAATGCTTCAACTCTACCAATTACACCGCTAAATTGTTCGATGTGCTTAGTGAAGATTTGCTCAAATTCGCTTGACATTTCTTCGGGCTTCTTTCCATCTTCAACTTTCTTTTCGATTTGAGTTACTAAACCGCCAACCGTTGTTACTAATGTGTAATCTTCTAATGTGTGTGTTGCATCAGGTGCAGGTGTCATATTGCCTGATTCATCAACTACCATAATCGCTGCGCCTTCTTTCAATTCGCCTTCCCATGAGATTATTGTTCCATCTTCTAACTTGGCTTGTTGTGCTGCCATTTCTTCGTTAAATAACGATTTCAATTTTGCAAATGCTTCTTTCCTTGTCATGTTCTTTTTATTATTAAATATTAATTTGTTTTTACGTTGCTTTTTTAGTCTTCAATCTGCTTGATGATGTCAATAGCTTGCTCGATAATAGATAGTGGCTTAGAATCAATCTTAGTGGTCTTAAATACACCTTCAACACTAAATCCTTTGAACTCGCCTGTCTTTATAAAGTCATTCCAAATATCTTCATTGTCTACTTTATAACTACCAAACCATGAACCATCTGTTAGCTTTAATCCATCGGGTGCGTTTATTCCTCTTTTACTATCTATAATAAATGATTCAATCATATACACACCTTCAATCATTTTGTTAGGATCGTGCATTTCATTAACCGACTTTGTGTTATTATTTTTAAAGAACTTATTGCGTATGTTGTATATGTCTTCGGCTGTGAATAATCCATAATATTCTCCTTGTTCATCTTTGCGATATATTGGTAAATCTGCTACCATCAATGCACCGCTTATTATTTTCTTTTCTTTATTAGATGAAAACTTACTCATCTTTTGGTCAATCTGTTTTAGCTTTCTTTGTGCCCATTCAATACCTTCATCGCCACCCCATGCTAACCACATCAAACGACCACAACCATCGCCAAGTTCTTTTTGTGAGTTCTGTCTATGTCTTTCGAATGCTGCCATGCGTGCGATAGTTTCTCGACTTATGTTTTCGCCTTTCGCTAATTGATTTGCTCTTTGTTTTCCGACATCAGTTCCACAATCACCCCATCCGTTTTTTTCTGCATAATTTAACGCTGCTTGTGCGTTCTCGCTTGCTGCTTGTGGGTAGTCATTATAGGTTTCTTCAAATTGCATATTGAACGCTTGCCAATTCATTTCTATTGCAGGATTATCTACTAATGCAACTGCGGTCACTCCTGCTTCATCATCTTCACCCACCACAAATCTATAAATGGGTATTCTTTTATCTATTGCCATACTTATTAAATATTAAATTATTGAATAGTTGCTTTGCTTTGTATTCTCGCTACTTTGTTTTGTGAGTTCGTTATATCACTCTCCACTACATATACTTTTTGTGGTTCTACTTTTGGTGGTGTTTGACTTGGTTGCCCTGTTGAAAATCCTGTCGGTCTCATTGCAGGTGCTGCTGGCATACTTGGCATTGAACCACCGCCACCACCTCCGCCACCACCTTGATTAGGTATAGGTGTATCAATAATATTTTTAACCGCTGCAAGTCCTGCAATCCCTGTTATTATCGCTTGTGCTATTGCATAACCTGGTATTGGATTTGCTCCATGTGCTTCTAATGTTTTGGCTATTGCTGTATAAGTTGAAATCGTTGCTGCTGCTATTGCCATTGCTTTCCCTTCAACTGTATTCTTACCTAACAAATCACTTGCTTGATTTAACATACCTGCATAAGCATCTAACTCCGCATACTTAGCATCATTCTCCGCTTTTGCTATTGCTATTTTTGCATCACTTGCTTCCTTATCGGATATTACACCTGCTTTGTTTAATTTGTCTAATGCTGCATATCTTTCCTCTGCACTTAGCTTTTCATTTTTAGCAGCTTCTTGTAAAATGTCTTCTTGCTTTTTAGCAGCATCTTTTTTTACATCTATTTTTTTTTGCTCTAATTGAAGTTCAAAATCAACTGTACTTTGTCCGTAATCTTTTGCGTTTTGGATTTTTTGTTCGAGGTCTTTAATCTCAATTTCTTGCTGACCTTTTTTTATTTCCTCTTCAGTTGCACCGCTTTTAATTAATTCTAATTGTTTTGTCTTATAAAATTCATCTGTTAATTTATTCGTGTCTTGAAATTCCTTTTCTTTTCTTGCAATTAATTCTTCTTGCTGTCTTTTCTGTTCTTCAATTAATTTTTCTTCTCTCTCTCTTTTTATTTTATCATTTTTTTCTTTAGTATCAGCGTCTTTTTTCTCTTTATCGCTATTGATTTTACCATACTTTTCTCTAATATCTGCAATAGACTTATTATACTCAGCTTCTATTAGCTTTTTTTCACTTGCTAATTTCCCACTTGAAACAGCCTCTTCAATTTTTTTCTGTCTTTCAATCTTAGCAAGTTCTTCATCTAATTTTTGACCACTATATTTTAACTTAGCTTCACGTTCTAATATTGCTGTTCTTTCATTTGCTGCTTTTTTAAACTCATCATGTCCTTTTTGAACAGATTCTTGCATTTCTTTAGCACTTAATTTTACCTCTTTTATAGTGCCAGTTAGCATCAATCTTAAATCTTCCCAATAACTTATAATTAAAACTATTGCTATTGCTATACCACCCGTTACTGCACCTAACATCGCAGCACCCATTGATTGCAATGAAGGTATTAATTTTATCACTTGATTCCCTAAAAGTTTAAATGAATCTTTCATTCCTGATAAACCATTTAAACCTGTTGCTAATGCTATTGCGCCCTGCGTTTTAGCCATAGCCTCTTGTAAATTTTTATTCTCTGCCCCAAATAGTGCCATACCGCCCTGAATAGCAGCAAATCCATTTGCAGCAACTCCTACTACACCTGCTAATGCTTGAAATTTAGCTTCGGGATTGAATGCCGCAACAGTATCTTTGACATCTCCAATTCTGTCTTTTAATTCCCCCGCTCTTGATGCTGCTTGGATAAAAGCATCAGTTCCACTTTCAAGATTTGCAAGTTCATTTGTTACTTGTCTTAACTCTGCCTTTAAACTCTTAACCGAGTTTGTCGAATTACCGATTTCGACCTCTGTTTTTAATACTATCTTTTCTTCTGCCATGACTTATAAATGATACCAATTTGTTCCATCTGAATAAAAAACTATTCCTGAATTACTCGATACACTATGATGTGCATCGGGTGTTGTGTAAACTCTAATATTACCGCTATGATTGTTGTAAATCTTAACCTCAATCGACTTGTTATTGTCGAAATCAAATGAAGCATTCGCAGGTGGTAAATAAACATCCTTGTCTACTTTGATAAATTGAGATTTAGGCTCAATCCTATAATCTGTTATACCCATTGCGCTTCCTACTTCTATGCTAAAATTCTCTCTTTGATTTATTACATCAATCCTATTTGGTGTTTGACTGATTATCGGGGTGTACCTTTCCCCTGTTATAGTTTGTGAACCGCCATTAATTAATACTTGATCCGCTAATGGTACGTTTATATTCTTTAATTTTAAGAACTGACATTTTGCAGGCTCATTACTATTCAAGTCGGTTTCAACTTTGTAAAGTCTATAATATTGTCGGTCTATTTTATAAAGGTTTCTAAAAGATAAATTCTGCAATTCAACATTATTGAAGTACATATAGCACTCGATAATCTTGCTGTCCTTATCTGTTATCTCTTTAATATTTTTTTCCCAATATCTTTTATAAAGGTTGTTTATTGTAATCGGGGTTTGACCTCCGATTGTGTAATAAATCTCTTGCGATGTTGCCCAATTCAAATCATAGTTAGGGTTAACTGGGTCATCCACGTGCCCTGCATAACCATAGTTAGAATAAGTTGAAGTTGTTGGTGGTGTTCCATTTGATTTTATTATTAGAGGTTTTCCTGTGTTTTTTAAACCACCATAGTATAAGATACGAGGTTTTGCTGTTTTATTTACCCTTCCATTAACTGAATTTTGGTCTTTCCACCATACTATTTGCGGAATAATCCTATCACTTGTAGGCGTTGCTAATGGTGTTGGTGCGAATGGTAATTCAATCTTTTTTGTTTCTACTAAAAAATCATTCTCAACATCTAACCTCTTAAATCCATGATTATAATTATACTTGTCTGTATAGTCTTTATTCCAATAGTCATCATCCATTGCATAGCTAAAATCAAGTTGCTTAAAGTCTAATGCACCCATAGGTTTCTGAATAAAGTCTTTGCTCACATCTAAGTTATTAGTGATGTCTATTACATTATCGTTATAATAAATATCACGAGGCTCAATCGTTAGCAACCTATCATCAAGTTGATTTGGCTCAATGTATAAATTGAACATTTTAATCAAAGCAGTTAAAAAGTCTTTTGCCTTTAATTCGGGAAGTGCATTTGTTGGATTTACATATGAAAACTCTGATAGTTTTGGCTCTGGTATGTTATAAAATTGAGTGCCAATGTTTATTGTTAATCTTAAATCTGATGCAGGTATACTAACTGCCCCCGAAGTATTACTGAATGCAAAAATATTTGTTACTTGTAAATTAATAAAAATTTCATCGCCATCATAAATTAATCTGTTATCTGATTGATAAATTAATGAAAAGTCTTTAATTTTTGTTCCATCTAAAGCAAACTCTTGTTGTGTTCCCCCAGGATTTAAAATCCTTCCACTTGTAGTAACAAAATAAACATTTAATCTAATAAAAAATATATATGTAAATGATGATAAACTTCCAGTGTAATTAGCATTTAAATTTAACTTTAAGACAAAATTATAAGTACCTCCACATCCTGTTGGCACGACCCATGATGAATTATTTGCTGCCACTCCAACTGGGTCTGTATCTTGTCTTTTATGGTCAAACATCAATTTAAAGATATTATTAGTTGATGGTCCTAAATAATTATCAGTTTCCCTATCTACTACAAATGTCTTATCTATTATCTCTGCTTTTGTCAATCTCAAATCATTGCCACTTGCAGGAATTATCAACCGCTTAAAATCTAATGAATTTAAAAAGTTATTTGATTGAATTGTGCTTTCGTATCTATACCCATGTGTTTTTAAAATCTTGTCTAAAATAGTCTTTACATAAATTGCAGGGTAAAGTTGGTCTACATTATAAGTCTGTTGTTTGTTATTATCAAATCCATAATCAATTAATGGGTAAACATAACCCCTACCTAATTGGAAATTTGCTGTAACTCCATTGATAATAATTGAAGTGTTGATTGAGTTTCTTACGTTGGTTTCAGTCCACAAGTGAGTGTATTCGCTGAAATCGTAATCGCTTAATAACTTATCTCCGACATCTTGAAACAAGTTAGCCACCCTACCATATACTACTAATTCATAAGTGATGTTTTGCTCATCTATTATATTGATTGAGGTCATTTGCAGATAGCCTCTTAACTGCGGTATACCCTCACGATATAAAATACAATTAGCTTTTTTGCGTGGGTCAAAGTCTACATAAAAGTTAGCATTGTCTTCATTCAATATCGAGTGGTTTACATCAAATATGTTTGAGAAGATTGAATTATTGTTTGCTGTTCCTGGTATGTTGATTGTCTTAGTATAGTCTGACTTTCTTTGTTCAGGTTCGGTCAATTCAATTATTGACTTCGTTAGTTCAATCGGCTCATTATCGAATAAGTCCACATTGAAGTATTTACTATCTGCGTATATTTTTAGTTCTGTTTTCTGCATTATAACGATTGACTATAACGGTTGTATGAGTATTCAATATCTAACTGCAAGTTGTGAATTTTGCGCCCATTCAAATATTGTTGGATGAGGTATTCTGAATTGGTTATATTAACCGAAACAAAGTTATCTACTCCCCTTTCTAAGTAGACTATCGGACTTGTTAGCAACCCTTGAAACCAATCAGCCATTTCATCGCTTATCCAATCTGAATTAATCTGTAACTTGTCTATTATGGTTGTGTTATAGTTAGTCTTTAACCTATCACTCTTTGAATAATTAATTGATTGCAT